CTCGAAGTTCGCAGGCATCGCAGCCAACTGGCGCTGCGCGGGCTGGGGGGCGGGAGCGGGACCGGTCAGAACGTTGCTGTTCGGACCCGGCTTGCGAATCTGCTGCGGGGTCATCTTCCCCGTCATCAGAGCTTCGCCAACCGCCCACTTGACCGCGTCCTCATACGTCATCGGAATCCCCCGCTGGGTCGCGCCGACCATGACCGACTGAGCGTGAGCTTCCACGTCAGGGGGCAAGCCGTGCTGCCGAGCGTACTGGGACACCTGGGACTGAACCTGCACCGACTGGAGCTGTTTGAACTGCTGCTGAAACTGGCTGCTCAGCGTCTCCGTGGTGCGTCGGACTGCATCGTCGATGGCCTTCTTGACGAGGCTGCCAGCATCTCCGAGCTGGCTGTAGTCCACTTCTGGGTCGTCTTTGGTGGCGGGCTTGGCAAGAAGTTCCTGCAACCGCTGAACCTCTGCCTGCTGCGACGCCAGCAACTGTCGAGTCGCCGCAGCGTCCGCTTCCGCAGTCCGCCTGAAGTGAGTCAGCTCATCAATGCGAGCTTGCACTCCAGCGCCAGACTGCGATGACTGTGAACCTTCATTGGAAGCGTCGGGTGCCTGAGCGTTGGCACCTCCCGCTTGAGTCGTTTCGTCCATGATTGCGCTCCAGCGCCCGGTAAAAGGTCGGCGGCACCTTTTCTACGCCGCCAAGGTACGCCGGGGCTGAAGTGCGACGCAACGCCTACAGCTTCTTTGAGTGAGGGTGGAGAAATTTGACCGCCTCTTCCATCTGCTTCCGAGGCAGGTCCGCCACTCTGGTGAGGATGGTGAACGCAGTCCCGGCGCGCAGCGCTTCGTCTCCCGTCTTGGCGTTGGCCAGAGACATGGCTGCTGCTGCCGCCTCCGACCGGAGGTACGCCTCGTAGACGTGCCAGCCCCCGGTCCTCATCATGGCCCCCAATGACTCCGCGAGGTGCCCCACTTCGCGGCGGAACTCATCGTCGGTCTTCTCACCTTGAACTGGCAGCATCATCCCTCCCCGTTGTTGAAGCCGCCCATCATGGCAGCCATCTGGTTGGCGTCATCTCGCACTGCCATACCGTCTTCGGCTTCGCCGGGAGCAGCGTCCATCCCAACTTCACCCCCGCCCTGCTCCACGAAGGACATCGGGCGCTGAGGCTGAGCATTGGGCGGACCACCCATACCGGGCATCGGCATTCCAGGAACCGGACCGCCAGCCTGAGCCTGCATTTTGTACACGAAGTCATCGAAGTTGCGGAACCCGAAGCCGTCGCTGTACAGCTTCTTCAGCAGCGGAACAGGGTCAACAGTGTACCCAGACTGCGCCAACACCGGAGCAAGCGGCATGATGATTTGCAGAAGCTGCATCACCTGCGACGCTCGCTGCTGCTGGTTCACAGCCTGCGACGAGGCCAGCCACTTGAAGGCGTACATTCCGGCCAGTGCTTCCTTGGGAACCTTGATGGGTACGCCCGCGATGGCGGTCATCGAGTCCTCGTCCCGATACTGTTGGTTGAGGCTGTAGCACATCTCCATCAACACCAGCATCACGTCGTTCTCGATGTCCTCAACCGAGTCCTGCAACGGGTTCATGGCGTTCTTCTGGAGAATCTGGGAGCCGGTCGCCGTCTTGGCACCCTTGCCACCGCCCACCCCCTGAATGATGGGGGGCGCACCGATGTGGTCCATCAGCATCCCCTGGTACAGGTTCAGGAACTGGAACCCGTACTGGAGCTGTTCGATGGGCGGCAGAATGGGCTTGGCCATCGCGTTCACATCGGTGCCCTGCCAGATGCCGCCCGGCTTGATACTGGTGAGCGGGCCACTCAGCAGGCCGGGGTTGACCAACCACATCGGGTTGAGTGCGTAGGTGCCGTTGTCGTTGGTCTGATTGGCGAAGTCGTTGAGGATGTGCTGGAGCCCCTTGACGCGGTGGCCCTGTCCACGGGGGTAGAAGCTACCCACCTCCCACTCGTCACGGGCCACCACGTAGGGTGGCCGCTGGTGCCAAAAGGGGTTGCGGCGGACCTCCAGAATCTCGTGACCGGCCAGCGAAATCTTCACCGGCACAGGGAAGTCGCTGTCCTCACCCTGAGCGTAGGCTTTCTTGGGGAGCACCATCGAACCCCACACCTCGGTGACCACTCGGACACCCAGCGTCTTGGTGTCAGTGATGGCATCACCCAGCGGGTGGCTCATGTCCGCATTGGCCGCCAGCAGATTCTGTTGATTCTGGGTCATCTCGGGGGGAGCGGTGGCGAACGCCTCGTCGGCGGTCGGCCAGATGCCCCGTTTCTTCTTCTCGTCGAAGATGGCCTTCGGGACGATGATGTCCTCGAACACGAGCTGGGCTTCGTTGAGGCTGTTCGCCGTGACGGGGAAGATGTGCCAGCCGTAGATGCTGTTGGTCTTGAATCGGCACCCTTCCTTGGTCATGGCCACCCCGTACTGGGGAGCCCCGCCCATCCCACGCAGCAGGTCGAACTTGCCCCGCTTCACCTCATCCTTGACGTACCAGAACTTCCCGACGCTCACCCCAGTGTCGATGAGCTGGCGGAAAAACGGCTTCATGTTGCTGCGAAGCTGCGAGTTCTTCTCGAACTCACACTGAATGAGGGCCTTGACCCCCTTGGCCTCTTCGTCAGTCGTCTCCTCAGAAGCAGCGGTCACATCGAGATACTCGTCGGACGGGAACACTCCACGGGAGAGTTGAGCCACCAGTGTGGTCCGCGCCCGTGCGTAGGCAGGCAAGTACACCTGCGACCGGCCCAGGTAGCGTCGATTGCTGTCGTGGACCTGCAACGCCATGTTCCGCACCGAGTCCCACTCAGCCTCCAGTCCGGTCCGCTGAGTGCGAGTCCAGTCCACGACTGGAATGACGCTCTGTTGGATGTAGGCCGCTATCTCCGGGTCATTGAACCAGTTGCGGTCGAGGTCTGGAATGACTGGGGCCACGTAGCTGGAGCCCGCAGCGGACTCCTCGATGTTCGGGACAACGGTAGTGTCTGGAGTGTTCATAGCCGCCTTATACGTCCTCGTTCGGGTTGTACGCTACGGAGGTGGGGATTCCTTCGGCAGACTTGGAGCCGGTATCCGGCCCGAGCACGTTCCAGATGCCGTATCTGAAGGCGTCCGCGAAGTGGTCATAGTACCCGTCCTTCTTGGGAGTCACTCCGTCATCCTTCAAGTGGTAGCCACCAGATAGGGCCCCGATGAAAATCTGGCACTGCTTGTCGATTTGCACAGCAGCGTGTCCGTTGATAAGCGTCTCCAACTGTTTCTTAACTTGGTTGACGGAAAGGTCGAACGGAACATGCTTGTGGTGCATGGTGATACCTTCTTGGTGAAGCATCCCGAGGGCCTGCCCGGTGTCCTTCTTCTGCGCGACCGCAGGGTCACCGTAGTCCCGAATGGGAGCGAACTGGCCCGCTTCGGGAAACCATTGGGCGGTCAGTTGCTTCACCCGCCTAGCGAAGGCGCGGATTTCCTCGTGGCGACCCAGCAGCTCTCGCATCACGAACACGTCCCCCATGTGGCCAACCATCGCCCATAGGCACGCTGGGTAGTTGAAGCCAAAGTCCCACCACCGATACAGCGTCGCCCCCCGCTCGTACTTGATGCCGTCCACGACGTGGAGCTTTCGTCGGAAGGAGCGGTAGACCGGCTCACCAGGGAAGACCGAACCCCACTGGCCTTCGATGAGCCTCTGCCGCATATCCTCTGGCAGCGAGTCCGCCATCTTCTCGTAGTAGCCCTCTGGGAGGTTTCGGATGTTCTCCTTAGAGTTGGGCACGTACAGCGACAACCAAGGGTCCTTGACCTTCTTACCTGTGTGGTCCAGCCCGGTGCAGGCGGTGTACAACCAGTGGCTGGTGTCAGGTGGGTTGAACGCCAGTGCCAGTGAGTAGATGCCGCCCGGAGTAGTGGCCTTCCACTTCACCGGAGCCCGAAGGCGGGTCTGGATGGTGAGGACCTGCTTCTCTTCGAACTCGTCAGCTTCGTCAACGAAGACTGAGTTGAACTCGTAGGAGCCGAAGTCCGCACCACCGCCGATGAAGGTAATCTGAGACGGGTCTTCACACAGCGAACCGTCAGGAGCCTGACGCGGGACGCTCTTGATGTACCACTTGGCTGGTGGTGCCTTGTCACGGTCGAGCAACGTACCGGGCGGCAGGCGGCCAATCATCTCTTCCGCCCGCTTCATCGTAGTGTCGGTGAGGTCGTTGTAGTCGAAGCGGGTGATGGCGTGTTTCGAGCCCGGTTGCAGTTGGGCACGGATGAGAATCTTGGCCACCCCGCTGGAGGTCTTCGCCACGCCAGCGGCCCCCATGTACGCCGAAGCGTAGGCAGGGGAGAGGATGAATGCTTCTTGAGTGGGGTTCAGCGACCGCTCAGCTACCGGGCGAGCCCCGTCCACCATCAGTTTGATGAGGCCCAGCAGGTCCGTCTCCAGCGGCTGCATTCGCACCCGCTTCGACTCGCGTAGCAGTTCCAGTCGTGACTTTCTCACCTGCGCGCTCCCATGGAAGCATGTTCCCAGCTCCCAGATTCAACACAATCGTCGGGGCCACATTGCCTCCGCCGTCACGTCTTCTACGCCCGGTCATGTCCAACACGTCACGGGCCGCCTCCCGCCTCTGCCCATCGTCACCGTAAAGCAGGTCGTACTCGATTTGGGCCAGTGCGTGCGGCAGCAGCTCCACTGCCTTCCTGTCCGCCCACTCTTCGGCGTCCGCTCCGCTCAGATTCGGCGGGAGTTTCAGCAGAGCCATGCGAACGGCCCGCTCTGCGATGCGCTTGCCCACCCGCTCCACTACCTTGGCTTGGTGGTCCTCATCAGCAGTTGGAACCTCTGGAGCAGCCGAGCCCAGGTCCGTCACCGCCAGTGCCGACTTGAGCTTTTCGACCTCGCGGAGGGCCACCCCAGACAGGCCGGGGGACTTGGCCTTGGCGTGGGCCGCCTGCGTGCGGCCTTGCTTGACCGCTTTTAGCGACGCCGGGTCCTTGCGAACCACCTTCTTCCCGTTTGGAGTGTCGCCACAGTAGAGCGGGGTGCAGCCCTCACGGGGTAGCTTGTGCCCCTTGGGGCACTCGGTGAAGCTGAGCTTGGTCACGCTGGGTCCTTCCACATGGCCTGCCCGATTTCGGTGGCGAGCCACGAAGAGGCGGGCACCTTCCCCGCAGTCTCACGCTCAATCTTGAATGCCCAGACCAGCGTGGGCAGGTTCTGGCCGTTCCGCATGTACTCCAGCCGCTTCCGGTCGATGCCCAGCTTCTCCGCGAACGCCTTGGTGCTCCAGCCGCTGTCGCTTAAGAACTGGTCCAGCAACGTCTGGCAGGTCGGCCTCAGTCGCGTGTGCAGCCCGGTCCCCCAAACCTTCGTTTGCCGTCCCATGGGGTGGAGAAAATTCACACATTGGGGTACGATGTCAAGAAATCGAGAGTCGCACGGGTTGTTTCACTACCGCAGCACCATCATCCAACTCTATGAACACCAAGACGCAAGACCCCGCGCAGCACCGCCATCACGAAGTTGACGACGCCTCCACCATCGACTGGCACCGCCTCACGTTCCCGCTGGGAG